TCCGACGCCTTTCGACGCCGGATCCTTATTTGAGAGATATGATTTCTAAGCCGGGATGATTTGTTCTGCAATCATCATCTTGGGATTGTCAAAGCCCATTGCACATATGCGAGCCGCTTTGATAAAGCTACGGAGGTTAATCTCTACTCCATCAAACTCTGCATCGAGCTCCTTCATTAATGCCAATGCTTGCTCCTTAGCTGGCATCGGGATACGACGCTCCATCTCTACCATCAATTGTCCCATTCTGGTAAACATCTGGTCCGTTGTCAATTCAACATCACTTACAAAGCTTCGGCTGCGGATTGCTTCATCTAATTTGCTTTGGTCGATGTTAGAGATAAAGATGATGCGCCCGGTAAATTCAAAGTGGCGCGGCACTTCACTGCCAAACTCATCCTTAAGCGCCTTTGTGGAGATGTAACTAATCTTGCGGGTGTCATATGAATCCAAAGCCGCTTTGAGGATATTCACTGCATCATCATCTTTGAATACCGAATCACAATCATCCAACACAATAACTTTATCGCTATTCTCATACAGCGTAATAAACAATCCGGCAGCGGTAGCACGACCCTTGAAGTGAACAAAGTCGGTAGACTCCTTAAGGCCCAATTGCTCCAATGTACTCTTAACCAAATGCGTCTTGCCTGTACCGGCACCTCCGGTAATAACAAGTGACGGCTGAATGCCACGCCCTACCATTTTAGTCAGCCTCTCTATGTTTGCAAACATCTCTTCTGGGCATTGTGCCTGCTTGGCTTGCATAAAGGACATTTTGGCTACTGGTGGTGGAGTCAATGCAACACCCATATCTGTTGCTGGCACTCGGGTAACGCGGCCCGTAGCGGATACTACTAATACCTCACGGTTCTTCTCAGCATTCAATAGCTGGATGTGTCGGATGGTGTCTTTAGGCGCTATGCTACCTGTGGTTGTGTTCTTTGCAAATAACTTGCCTTTAATTCTAACTGGTTCAAAAACATTACTCATCATATATCTCTCTTTTTAATTAATAATAATAAAGATAAGGAATAAATCAATAGGATCCTAATCTTTTGGCAACTTTTTTTAAACTTTTTTTAGGCCTAATTCTGCCGCTACATAATTAACATGTTTGGTAGTTGTCTTGCTCCAGTAGCCTAATACGCGCAAAGTGTTGCCCTCAATGGTTGCTACATGGGTAGAATAAGAAATAACTCGATCTCCGTCTATTCGAAGATTCTCTTTGTACCGATTCAATTTTTTCATATGCTCTCTTTTTACGTCCGCATGGGCCGACATTTCTGCCGACCCCGGACTGAGAGATATATCTTTATTGGAATTCAATTGGAATATCCGTTGAGGTACCTTCCTCAACCTCATCCGTCGTTTCCTCAAATATGTTTTCCATTGACTCGCGTATTTCATCAATTATACGATCCGTGTCGATGCGCACATCCGTCAATTCAACTTGGTTGTTGTAATTCAATTCAAACTCAGCATCGTCAAAATCAACTAAGTCCCGGGTGCTTAAATTGTTAACGGCCTTATCCACAATATCCATTACCTTGTCAAACGACTCCTCATTTAATAGGAATGTCTTGGTTTCAACTTGCTCTGGTTCCAACTGCTGGATAAGGGCAATTACATTGTCGATTGATACTACTGAGGTTAACGCCTTTGCTGCCTCTAACTGTGCTATTAAATCTGCTTTTTTCATACTCTCTTATTTTTTAATTATACTATAAATTTAATGAATTATTCAATGCGATCCAAATCTTTTTGGAACTTTTTTTAAACTTTTTTTTAGTTGAGACTTGGAGTGAATCTCGGGTCATCAATCACATCTACTAGGGCATCACGTCCTGCCATTATCTTTTTATCGATGAACCCGGCAACTAGTTGCATTAACTCGTCTATGTCACCTTTTGCCTTTGCTGCTACGGCTGCCTTGAGCATTATTGATAACAAAGAGAAGTCCTGGTCTCCTGTGGTGATTGCTAATGCATTGCAGGCATCTGTTGCCTTCTCGATTGCATCTAATAACTCTCCTGCTAATTTTTCATTTACATTTTTCATATCTCTCTTTTTAAATTATTTACGAATTGATTCAACGGATAATGCTAATAACACAACGATCCCTACTAGCATTACGATCCCTAAGATTGCCTTTACTATTATCATGTCAATTACTTTTGGGATAAAACAAATAGTGGTAATACACACAATGCGCCTACGATAGGGTTGCCCATTGCTAATACAAACATCCCGGCAATTGCTAAGCCTACGGATCCAATTTCAACTGTCTTTTTCATATCTCTTATTTTTTATTTATAATATAAAGATAAGCAAAAAAAGAATGCGAACCTAATCTTTTGCAAACTTTTTTTAAACTTTTTTTTAGAGATATTGCTCCAACAATTTGATGCCTGGCATTGCTTGTAATCCTTTCTCAGCCATTCTAACTAATTGTCTTGCACGCTCTCCGGTAATGTTTAATTCCTCAGCTATTTGCTCCATTGGCTTAGCATACTCGTATCCGATGCCATAATTCATACACAATGCAATGCGTTGCTTCTCAGGCAATTGATTCAATACTCTTTGCAAGTCATATGCAAAGTCTGCCTTATCTCTGCTAGACTTGACAGCCTCAGCTTCCAAGAAGCGATCCGCATAGGTTTCTTTATTCTCATCATCACCTACTGGAGTGTGGATGCTCTTAATGCTTTGGGTTTCGGTTGCTGTCTTGTGTGAAGGGATCCTAACTACACGGGATAAATCATTGAGTGCCTTTTGCAACTCGGCTCTGATATACCATACAGCAAATGTAATGAACTTGAAGTCTTTGCTGGTATCAAAGCGTTCAACGGCTTCAAACAAACCAATATTGGCAAATGCTATCAAATCCTCTAACTCTAAGCCCATGCCCTGATAACCTCTTGCTACCTGGATTGCAAATCGCAAATTGGCCTTAACAATTGTGTCACGCGCTTGGATGTTGCCGGCCTGTGCTGCGATGATTAACTCTTTCTCTTGTGCCTTGGTTAAGCTAGGAGCTTTCTTTGTCTCCTTTACATACTGACGGATACTTGCTGTTTCTGTTACAATTGCTCCGTTACTTACATTGATTCTTTTTGCCATTTTCTCTCTTTTTTAAATTTATAACTCTTAATTACTATACATAAAGATAAGGAATATAATGTTCGGATCCTAATCTTTTTGAAACTTTTTTTAAACTTTTTTTCCGGAATGGACTCCGTATTAGTAGTGTCTAGAATCTCTAATACGGATCTTATGAATCGCCACTCCTCCGATATTGTAGTCAGGACAGGATTCGAACCTGTACGCCTTTGCGGTTTATCCGACCCTACCGGCTACGCTTGGGATAAGTTAGTGTCTACCATTCCACCACCTGACTGCGTGTCCCGCTTATCTTACAAAGCGGGGATTCTGCTTTGCCTTTGCTTCTTGCTCGGCTCTGTATATTCTATTTCTTTCTGCTTGTGCCATTGCGGCTTTAACAATTGCATTCACTTCCTGTGGTTTGCTAGCATCTGCGCTCATCTTTGCCATTACTGCATCTTGCTTGTAAAATCCTGAATTTTTTGTTCCTTTTGCCATTTCTCTTATTTTTTAATTATACATAAATTTACCGATAATATCAATGCGATCCTAATTTTTATGCAACTTTTTTTAAACTTTTTTTACATAATATAAATTAAAATCTCCACGCTTAACCAATTGGAATTTTACAAACTTTTTGGCAAAAGCTTTTTCTGCCTTTACAATTTGAGCCCTTAAGGATTTGCGACGTGGAAACAAACCTCGCTCACCATTTGTACCCATTCGATAACTAATTGCATCAAACTCAGAATTTAATCTTCTTAATTCTACTAATGCTGCTACTACTGCTTCTGGAATTTCATTTGTCATATCTCTTATTTTTTAATTATACATAAATTTAAGGAAAAAATCAATGCGATCCAACCAATTCGCAAACTTTTTTTACTTTTTTTTTACATCATTGACTTATGCATCCTGCCATATGATGTACGCACATATTCCCTGCGTAATTTGAACAAATACTGTAAGCATCTATTATAAGTCCAAAACTTCTCTACGGACTTGTTTGTTTTGCTATTATAAAATCCTGCAGGGTTTTCTCCCCATTCTGCTTCGAGTGTCTTAACGATCTCCATTTTGCTGCTAAATTCTTCTTGCATATCTCTTATTTTTTATTATACTTAAAGATAAGAAAAAAATCAATGCGATCCAAGCATTTTTGAAACTTTTTTTACTAAATGTTTATCGACGATCTACAAGGAAAAAACTTTCAAACTCGTCTGCTGTAAAGCGTGTTGGTGCATCTTCGGGACGATCCCAATCGATATCAAACTGGACTACATAATCGCCCGTCTTGGTAATCTCGAGCAATGTGCCAAATAGGTCATTGCGATTAACAATGTTATCTCCAGGCTTCACGTTTCCTTTTTTCAGGTCGACTGCTTCAAAACCTGCTGCTAATAATCTTGCTGTTAAACTCATCTTATTCTGATTTAAAGGTTAATAATTTCCGCAATTAAAACTGCGGATAACAGTCAGCAAATGAAATTAAAACTTCACCTGCTTTTGTGTTACCTGCCATTGCAAGGAATCGGTTTAACAACCCTTTGTCCACAGCATTGACAAGGTTCACTATGATATAACACCGCACCACAATCGCAAGGATGATTTTCTAAATCATAATGTATTGAACCTCCATAAGTCCACGTATGTCCATTTAAGCATCTTGCATTTGTGGTGCTACCACTACCAAAAGCAACAGCAGGTAACAACACATTGGCGTTATTGCTTTGTTCTTCGTTTGATACTTTTGTCATAATATTAAAGTTTATTGTTTCTAATTAAATTCTGTGGCAACAACGCCAATCTGCGAAACGTTAGTGGTAATGCTACAAATACACACCATTAAATGTATTCAAATAGTTTTTGAGTTTTATATAAACATCTAACATATCATCTACTTGAATTTGTTGTTTATCAAAAACTATTTTAGCGTTTCCACAATCTAATACTACATTTGGTGGAGTTACCGTAAAAGCACTACCACTAACAGCAAGTATATTCAATTGCGGTTTCTGTTGGTTATCCAAATTTTGTTCTTCTATTTTCATTTTATCTTAATTTATAGTTTTGTGTTATTAAGTCCGCAACTGAATATACTTGCGAACCGTTATGTGCAACCATTTTACAGACATTCTAACGCTTTATTTAAGCATAACTCTATCAACTTAGATTGAGCAGGGTAAACATACCTCGCAAAATCTTCATAAGTTTCCCAATCGTCAAAATCAGAAACTTCTTTGTATTTATAAGTCCTATGTTCTACTCCTTCTGGAAATAATGAAAGCATATAAGACCAATCGCTTTTTAATACTGCTTGAATAATGGCAGCAGCTAACAAGCGGTTAGAGCCATTGCTTTCGTTTTTCAAATTATCTGTATTCATTTTATTTTGATTTAAAAGTTATTTACCAATTATAATAACGGAAGCTTTCACTGCCACACTTACACTTAAACTCGCGGGCCCATTTGCCTAAACTAAAATTATAAGTTCTTAATGACGTCTTGCCACAGTTATAACATTGACAACGTTTCTTTTCGGTTTGATGATTTCTAGCCATATTCTCTCTTTTTAATTATAATATAAAGATAAGCAAAAGATCAATGCGATCCAAGCAAATTGGCAAAAAAGTTTCAGAAAAGTTATTCACAGAGACGTTCACAAAAAAAGCACCCGGGAATAAGAGAGAAACCCGGGTGCTTAAGCCGCCTGGAAATAAGAGAGAGAAACCAGGTCACTTATAATATGCGGTGGGATCAACTGTGTTCGGAGCGTATCGGCATCCTGTGGTCGTGATCCCACTGTGAAGGTCGATCCATGAATCGATCCCTTCGTTACGATCCGCCGGGTGTGTCTTTCGAGCACATCGATCCCGGACCCCGTCGTTAATTCCGATCATCTTTATTGAAGCGATAGTCTAGGTAAGCACCTATCGATATAACTACTGCTACTAATACAATTACTATCATATCTTCTTATTTACACTTATATAATATGATAACGCGCGCACATATCCAACCAAAATGCTAAAAATGTTTACTCTGTATAGCTAGTGATCTGAACTAAAACCGCACTATAGGTCTAAAAGTGCATACCGGACTAAAAATAGAATTGGCTATTTACGTTAAAAATAGCCATGATTTCATCTAAAAATAACCCGGGGAGGAGTGGATCATCTAAAAATGTACGGATATTGCTCTAAAAATAGGACTCTCTATATACGCAAGATCACACGCAATCAGCACTATACGCACTAAAAATAGGATTCGCATTTACTCTCTATATATACAGAGTCGAACTAAAAATATAATATGCTATATATAGAGACATGAATTGGACTAAAAATAGACTCACTCCTTCTAAAAATACGTCCTGGTATTTCATCTAAAAATAGGCGGTATTGGACTAAAAATAGCCTGTTCCCTTATCCGCGCCATACAGTTCGTTTAAGAACATCTAGGCCGTTTATAGGTTCAGAATCCAGAAGGAATGGGATATAGAGACTATGCCCCGTGAAAACGCGTAGGACCGGCAGGGAGATATATAACCTATTCAGTCTGATGCTACTAGACACTAAACTTGCAATTCCATCTCGTTATAAGACCAGTACTTTTACATGTATCGTATCTAAAAATAACTCGGGGTGCGGGAGGTACTAGACTCTGCCTTAAAAATAGCGTACCTAGTAACCTGGATAAAGAACCATTAAAAATAACGTGCTTATTACTTATACATGTATATGCATTACTTATATTACTTGTATATGCTTATGCTGTCTTCTCGTTCTATATATACTTCTTCAGTATCCGTAAACATTACATTCCTACGGCTACTACTTAGTTTGGGAGTTTTTGATATGATCCAATGCAATAAGAATTAATCCATTTAAGTATTGCCAATTGGGACTTGCTGTTGGATAATGTCCAAAAATCTCAACTAGCTTTTCTTCTTGCCATTTTCGTTCTGAAGCAATTGGTGACAACCATCCGTTGCCTTTGCTATCAGATTTAATAAGTTCATCCATCTCTTTATTATTTGTAGTCAGGACAGGATTCGAACCTGTATGGTATTCATCATAATGAATTGTTTATTCTTTTATAAGGTTCTTTTGCCCTACCGAACCATTGGCAACCAATTTCGCCACCTGACTATTCATCTTATTCTGATTTATATGTTTTTAATTTATTTTCAATTTGAATTTTCTGATATTCTAAGTGCAGCACTTTACTTTTTTTACTTACAACATCATAAGCAATATCAAATAATTCTTTTTCTTCTTTTGTTCGCCATCCCATTTTAATAATGCAAAGGGCATTTTCTAATTCTAATTTCATTTTTTTATTTTGTTTGTGTCTTTTTAATTATTGCTTGAGCATATGTTAATACTTTCATTCCTTCATCATATGCTATAGAAACTCCTCCTAAGCACTCCCATCCTTTTTCAAGGCATTCATTTACATCTACATTTAGGTCGTATGAACCGTCTTTAACGATAACTCTGTATTCTGTTCGTTCCATCTCGTTCTGATTTATTTTTCTACAATTTCAATTAGTTTTTCCTAAGATCGTTATACATTCCATAACATAATGGATATAATATATTCATTGCAACACATATGAATACCAATCCTGATCGTTTGTCAGAATCCCATGTTGCTGGGTTCCAATTCCATAAAATAAATCCGGCAATTGCGTATATGCTTAAGCATATTGCAATTATTGTGATGATGTGTTTCATATTATTTTTCTACAATTTCAATTAACTTATCAAGACAAGCAAGTTCTGCTTCTTCTCTATCAGTTGTATTTACTTCTAGTTCAATACTTTGATCTTCATTCCATAATGGATCAAGTTTATGAATCACAATATAAAACCCTACTAATTGATTAGTATTATCAACAGATAATGTTATATCATGTTGTAGTCCATACTTCTCTCTAAACCATCTAAATGCTTGAGAGAGGGTTGGCGCAGAATATCTAAATCTTTGCATATAGTTATTAGTGTGACTATTGAGTATGAGTTCACCTTCATTATCAAAATATCCAAAACAAGGTTTATCAAATCCAAGTGCTTTGAGTTTAACCGCCAACTCATAAGGTACAAATTCTTTTTCCATCTCTTTTTTATATAAAATAAGAAAATCAATTGTTATATCCAATCTGCATCTGGTTTTATTTTCAAGTTCTTTGTGTATGATTCTATCATCTCTTTCATTATTTTATCTTGTAGGTTGATAATATCCGGATCTAGCGCTGGATCCATTGTTCTTGGAACATGCACTGGAATTACATTATATAGTTTTGATACTATGTTACCGGTGGTGGAAGCAACATATGTATTAGCAAACTTGCTTATTTGTCCTGCAGAGTGTCCTGAGTCATGTATCATTGCTTTGTTATAATGTTGTATGTAACGATGCAAGAAAGGAAATTCAATGTCCCAATCTTTTAATATGTTGTATCCTACACCGCAACATGTTTCATAATCCGGATTTTTATTCAAAAAATCTGAACCTCTGATCCAAACGCGAATCACTGCAACTTTGTCTGGCTGTTTAACGCTTTGTATGAACGTGTACCAACACGCAGATTCCTCTGAATACATTAATGACATACCTTCATAACATGTTGCAGGAACCTCCATACATTTGTGTCGTGTATCTACTTGTATATGCTCACAATCATTTGGTATGATGAGTCGACGTTGATACGCAGTTTCAAAGTATTTAATGATGTACTTAGGTATCAGTGTATCTTGTTCACCATACTGTAACATATCTAGCATAGCGTGCCATTGCATTTGATCCGTCATGTCCCGTAGATTTGGGATAACGGGAGGATACATTTGAATAGGTGTTACGGTTCTTTGGTCAGCGCTGATGTGACTAATAGATAATGGCATCTTATTCTGTTTTAAAGGTTACTATTATAATCCCAATTTGTATAACTAAAAAATATCCCAAGAAAACAGATATTCAAGTCATAACACGTATCTTCCTTTCTACCTTTTACAGCTCCATTTGATTTACATCTCATCTCTTTCCAATGTTGTGGAAGGAAGTTTATCGATATCGACTTACTACGATATATGTGTTTCTTATTTGTTTTTTTACTGAACCAAATTGTCATTTTATTCTTAATTAAAAGGTTTTTCTATCATTGCATCAAATATATCATCAAACTTATCCATAGTGCATGCAGTGGGTGATGGATTGGTAATTCTGATCAGACCATTTTGATACGTATGCAGTCTGCTTAAATATTCATACGTCATTTTATCATACACTACCAATTTTTCAACTGACCATTTGAATGCTTTGAAAACATTCTTATTTGGTAGTATGCGTTTAGCTATCTTCATTTTCATGTCCGATAGTTTGGCCTTGCATTCACCAGACTTTGTATCAATTAGTATCATACCAACACATACGCTTTCATCTATTGCCGAATTGAAACGATAATGTATGAATGAAAGATAGTATTGATTCAATTCAGCTTGGAGATATAATGGCATCTTATTCTGATTTAAAGGTTAACGTCGAATTGAACATTGATCAATCATTTCTGACAATCGATAAAGTTCATATGTTTGGTATGCTAATGCTATTGCAATTGCAATCAAAATAATTAAATTGATTTTTTTACTTGTATCCATTTTAGTATTCTGTTTCTTCTGTTCTAGCTAATTCTTCTTGTTGTATCCTATCTTCTGCATACTCATATACTGCAAAGAAATCATCACGTTCTGGTTTGCTTAATTGCAATAAGCGTGGACCGATTGTCTTCATATCACAACAAGCTTCGTCACTATCATAATGCAACGTTGCAATGGTGTAACACGATTCAGGATTCACAAAACAATTTTTGTGTATGCTAGTATTATTTAAACGATAGAATTCTTCTCCAACTTCCCAACCATTATCTACGTACTCTTGTTCTTTCCCGTAATACGAGTTAGGATACCATTTAACAATTTCGTAACGTCCTTGACTGAAACGACATTCAATTTGATTGATTCTTATTCTCATTTGTGTTGTTGTTTTGCTTGTTCTAAATGACGGCAACGTTTTCTAAAGCCAAAGCCTGCACATGTACATGACCATCTTGCATTTTGCAATGTTACGGTATATGTTGAACCCGATGAACTTGCAATTTGATATTGTGCATCGCCGTTAAATGCACGTTGTTTAAACTGACGCCTTTCCCATATAAAATTGGCATCTTCTGGAGTTACATCATCAGCTATTCGAATTTTACCTCCTTCGGCATCATGAAATAGCATGACTCTTCCAGAAATAAAATTAACAATGATTGGCGGATATAATGACTCACCTCGCTTCAATGATCTAACTTGTTGTTTGCTATAGATTTGTTCTTGTTGCATTACTCTTATTTTTCTATAATATAAGAAATAATTGATTAGAATCCAACCTATAGGTCATCTAATCCGTCAAGTAAAGTATTGTCCCACAATGCAACGTCATCATCTTCATGCTGCATTATGGCTCGTTTCAAGGTTTCGATATCAAATTCAATTGGACCATATTCGCCATCGGAGCAATCAAATACGACGCGATCATCTACAAGTTTCATTTCAGCTTGGCGACTCCATTGTGCTTCACCGCGATATACTATGGTTTCTTTACTCATATCAACATTTTATTCCAGGAAACTTTATTCTTTTGTATTTTTTATCTCCTTTGTATTCATTCATACTAGTTACTACGTTTTGAATATCAAAGTCATTTGGTAGTTCGTTCGGCCCATATGTAGAAGTTGTAGTTATCGTAGTTCCACTACATACCGGAGTAGTCATTGGATCTGGAATATTAGTATCACATTCAATTGTCAATGGTCTAGGATACCACTGAATCCCAGGCAATGAATATGGAGGATTACCTCGCTCAGGTTCAAGAATTCTATCCGGAGTCTTCTTATCAAATACTAATTTTAAATGGTCTTTGATTTGTTGGGTTTGAGTTTTGTTTAACTCTTTCGGATCAGCCATTTCCATGAATCCTTGTAGCCAATAAGCAAATTGTTCTGGTGTCATATTATTTCCTTTCTTTTAAAGCATTCATACACATTTCTTTTAAAGCATCTAATTCAATCTCTGGTACATCATTTGCATTAAAACATTGAAACCCTGCAGTCTCAACATGATTATCGACCATTGTTAGTACATGGTAATCATCTAATTGCATTTGCAAGTCTTTAGTTATTTGAGTTAGTTTATCGCCGCCCATAGTTTCCAAAGCTGAAACTGGAATACGTATTATGAATATTGGTTTCGCCATCTTTTTTTTATATTATATGAAATTTTTATGTATCGTCCAATCAAACAGTAAAAATGGTAGGACCTAAATCCTACCATTTAACCTATTTTATATTCAAGAATGTTCCTGTACCGCCGGCTACCGTTGTCGGTAATACGCCATTCCACTTATTAGCCTTAAGGAATTCAACATACAATGGTGATATCTCCTTTTGCTTAAGCTTAGTTGCGAATGCGTATGCTTGTGCATCTATAACTACCTTTGCAGAGTCACCTTTAGCTTTTGCAATTTTCTCTTGAGCCTCAGCTTCCGCTACTAATTTTCTTTGCATAGCTGCTTGCGCTTCTTGCACGGCTTTTGTTTTACTTTCTATAGCTTGTTGTAATGCAGTTGGTGGCACGATATTTGTCCTTAATTGAGATACAATGAACCATTTAGATAACCTTTTATTACATTCCGTTACAATAGCAGCTTCAAACTCTTCTCGTTTATTAAATATAGCATCAACTTCCCACTTATTGGCTACGTCATTTACTGAAGATACAATAGCATTCATTAACCAACCTTGTTCAATTTCTTTGATATCTAATCTCAAGTTTTCAAACATATCACCAATAGCAGTTGATTTTAATGAATAATTGAAAGAAGGTTTAATTGATGCCGCAAAACCACCTTTAGTTATTACGGTTTGATCTTTATACTCGATATGTTGTTGGTATGTCGGAAATTCTAGCATTTGTTCAGTCCAAGTATTATAAAGTACCCATCCCGTTTTATACTCATAATTCGATACGCCTCTATCATCACCTGTTAGGTTTACTTTAATACCAACATGTCCGGCATCAACTCTTTCTAGTGCAAACGGTTGAATAATAGATATAATTAACCCTGCTAAGAATATTGTAACAGGTTTAATTAACCATAACATATTAAACGTTTCTCGTTCATCGCCCCAACGGTCTTTTCCAATCACATTCATACTACTTCTCGTTGAGAATGCTACAACTCCTGCAGCTACTAATCCTACAATAAAAATTACTAAACTAATCATTTTTCTTTATTTTTTATAAAAATTTTAAACGTTTCGTTTGTTAAATATATAACGACTCCTAACAATCCAACGAAACATAACAATTGAAGGAACCCATTAACTTCTCTACTGATGATATATTCACCAAATGCGGATGTAGTTACCATAAATCCTAACCACATCAAAAATAATTTAAAATATTTCATTTTTCTTTTTTTAACCAACCATTTTGAATTAATAAAAGTAAGAAGCCTCGGAATAAACTGATACCTTCTGGTGTCATCATCTTATTAGCTTCTTTCATACTTTCCGAATCGCCATCTAAAACACCTAACATCCATGTTGGATTATCAATACTATGTTCTTCATCAGTATGTTTAATAGTTAGCACGATCCAACAGTCGCCCCACGTATCTTCTAACTCAGTACCATCAGTTGCTAACAATATATTAGCTTCAAATGCATAATCATCATTCTCCCAAACACGACGCAAACTTCTAGTAACATCAAATTCATCGATGGTTGTGATACTTACTAGATTTGATGTAGGCTTTGTTGTTTCTTTAACATACCAAACGCCATTAACTTGAATTCTATCTTCCATTTTATTTTATAATTTTTATTCAAACCATTTTTTAAATGTTGCAACATCTGCAGAAGATTCAGTATTCTTTGTAACCTTTACTTTTCTTTGAGTAGGCTTACCACTCTTAGGTTTTCTGAATCGTTCATAAGCCGATTGCATCGATCCCGACATGATCTTAGAATATGGCACATGTACTTTATGCTCATTATCAAAATTCATATTAGGTCTATTCACTGCACTCATCTACTATAATACATTCGTTGTTGTTCTAAAATAACTTCGCGTAACATTTTATTCTCACGTTTTAACTCTTGACATGATTCAGATTTTTTTATCATTTTAGTACCAATGTATATGCCTAATACGCTACCAACAATTGATCCGGCGAGCATTGCCCAATATTCTGCTTTCATAATCCGTTAATGTATTGATTTGCAAAAAGTAAACGAGCCATCTTGAATTCTCGAGCTACATATAATCTAAGTCCGTGTGCTTGAGCAATAC